ACCGATATTCGTTACAAAAACCTACCCGCCTAACCTACCCTACTGGGTAATGCTAAGTGATTGTTTTTATTACGATGTCGGGAAGCTACCAAAAATTGAACGCCAATTATAATATCCAAATGAGTAGCGTTCGTAGCCCTTGACCAAAAGATTATCAGTCGTAAAGTCTACCTGCATATCCATTTCATAAGGTACACGTTCCATATAAACGAGGCCCTTAATATTGGTTAGCAAGAACCAAGCATACGGAGACGTCAAGAAGTCCATGACCATGTAGCCTTCTGGCAAGCCGCCGGCAGTGGTCTGGATCGCATTAACGTCGTTGTCCGCAGTACCTGGACGCAATTCAGTCTTGGTAAGACGAATAGCGACTGGCTCAAGAGCAGGCGGGATAATCAACTTACGACCGCGAGCAAACATCTTCAGACCAGCGATGTCTCTGAAGTTTGTTCGGACCGAAATCATCGCGTTCAGCAATGAGCTCTCGTTCAAGTCAACCTGAACAGCTGGCGTATTTGGTACAACCTGTCCGTCGATTGGATGAAGCAGCGAGCACAATGGCTGACCGTCACCACCGACAGACGCGTTGTACGTCTGAGCCGTGTTGAGGATGTTTGCGCCGTAAATTTCCTTTGTCTGACCGAAAGATTCGATTAGGCCAAGGTTCGTTGGCGTAAACTGAGTCTTATAAAGATTGTCGTCAATGGCTTTACGAGTAATCGCGTAGCCCAAGCCAATCTCATAATGCTCTTGGTTGTAGACATAACGCTCGGAAGCGTTGTTGTCGAAGCTAACTGCGCCACCTTCAGTCTTGATTGCAGCAAGACCGAGATAACGCATTTCAGCGGTGCGCTCGAGAGCCATGTTTGACTTGGCTTTTTCGAACACTTTGTCCCACTGAGATGGGATTTGAGGATATTTACCCTCGACGCCACGGAGACCTGGTAAGAGCAGGTCGCGGATGGCTGAAAGATTAACTGCCATGTGAGACTACTCCTATTAAGCCGTTGGGCCGGTTGGGCCGGTCGAGCCAGTTGGGCCGGTCGTGCCGGTTGGGCCGGTCGAGCCAGTCGGACCTGTCGGGCCAGTAGGACCAACAATGTCTTGGTTCGCGCGGAGCCATTCATTGTTGAACCCGACTTCAACCCAATTGTAGTTGGTGGTTGGATCCGCGCCATTGGATCCCGGAGGATCAATGATCATGTTGGTGATAATGAATGGAAGTGTTGCGGTTGTGCCGACCGAGCTCAAGTACATGCCAGATTGCTGCGTGAGCGTAGAACCTGTGCCGACCGTGAACTGAGCAAGCTGACCAACGGGAGACGTGCCGAAGGCGTAGATTGTGCCAGAAATCTGGAACGAAGAACCAGAGGTCTGAACAACGAAACGCGCATTAGGATCGTCCACGACAAAAGCCGTCACATCGCCCTGTGCATCGCTGCCAGGCCAATACTGATTCCAAATTACGCGCTTCTGGGACACGCTGAGATACTCACAGCCCCAGAAAATTCCGGCAAGAGGAGCCGTAGCCATACCCGCAGGAGTTGCTTGTGTAATGTAGCCGGTCGAAGGACCGACAATATTCATAACCGCGTCACCTTTATAGATGGCGGTCGTATTTGTGGACGCTATCCGACGCGTAGAAATCCGAAAATTCATCGGACCGTTGCTGGTCGAAGTAGGTCGAAAACCAAAGGGGGCGAATGTGTTCATTGGGACACATCCTCCTTTTCGATTCGAGGATGCCATTACCAACAACAGCGCGTTGCCGACTCTAGCTAGGTAAGGGTGGAATAATCCAGCGCGGATTATTTATAATTTTTTGGTCCAGCGAGAAGCAGCGCCCTTTTTTCCAGCGTTACTTGCGTTCGCTTTTCCTTCCGGAGTAAGCATGCGCCGCTTTGCAGCAGCACTCATCTTAGCTCTGGTCTCGTCCGAAACTACATTTGGCCTAGCAGCGTGCATGGCAGCAATTGCATTCGGATTCTTTTTACCCAACATACTCCGAGTTTTACACTTTTCCCGGCGCTCTTGGGTATAAACTGTTTTCCTGTTTCTCTCCGCAACGTCTGGTCTTTTAACTCCAAACAACGGATGTTCGGCCCCTTTTCGGACCGGAGTGTTGTTTCTAATCTTCTCCCTGAGCTCATCCGTCATAGGATGACCCGGGGTGCCGTCCCCACCCATTGTCTTATTATATTCCGGACAACGGTCGAGGATCATAAGAATTTCGGTTTCCTTCGCCCCTCGTAAAGTCTCTTCTACAAAGAGAATTTTAGGAGAAAAGTAACTTGCGCCGTGCTTACGAATTGCCGTATGAAAATGGTAGCCACTGCCTAGTCGAGCACGTTTTTGGTGCTCTTTCCAGCGCTCTTCAAGCGTTGAAGAGGTATACCCAATGTAACTTTTACCGTTTCGGGTATTCGTCACCTGATATACAATGTGGTTTTCCAACTTCACCTACACTCAATAAATAAAACGCTGGCAAGAGTTATACCCCGCCAGCGTTTACAAATCAAGTGTCTACTTACTCTGGAACATCAATTGGAGCAGTGGTTTTTGAAAAGCGATTAACTTCTCTTCGACCAAGATCGCCTGAACGACCTTCGCGCATCTGTTGTTCCTTTGTAATCACTGCCTCACGCGCGGCACGGCGTTCCTCGGCGCGTGCTTCATCAGTAAAGATTTTTGGGCGTTCCATAAGCACTAGGCCGCCAACTTCAATTGTTTGACCTCGCCAACCACGGGGCATGAGCTCTGGATGACGGGTTAGTGGCACCGCTTCCCACCCGTTGAGCTCGTTTTGGCGGATACGATCAATGTCATCTTGGTTTAATACAGACTTGAGCTTCCACTGGTAGTCAAACCCATCCGGAGGTGGCGGAGCCCAATATTTATCGCGTTCTGCGCCTCCGCTCAGGTCTGGATTGCCTCGGATCTGACGAATACGCGCCTCTGCGCGAGCTTTTGATTGCTCTGACGTTTCTTTGCTGTAGCCAGTATTAGGCGGCCCCTTGCGGGTGTCTGTGTTTTGTTCGGCTGTCATTTACGTAATTCCTTATGCTGAAAGTTTGCCCTGCTTAATCAAGAACGCCTTGTTGCGGGCGTAACTTTCGATTGCCTTATCGCGGGGCAACTCTGGTTCAGCGAGTACGGCCATTTCAACTTCATCCGATGAAAGCACCATTGTATTCCCATTCCCGGAAGAACGTGACGAAACACTGGCTGCCGAAGATACAGGGGCAGACGCAAGCGCCCGACGATTGATTTGCGGAGCTGGTTCCAAACGGCGTGTTGCCACTTGTGGTTCTGTATCGTAGCCCAAGCGCGACTCAATAAAATCAAAATAGTCATCCGTCTCCGGGGTCAAACCATCTTCGACCGCGTCTTGATGTGCTCTTGTTAATTTTCCAATCTTGTTTACCGCCTCTGGATGCTCGCGCAGCCATTGAGCACTACGAGGCGCAAGTTGCGCAGCATACATCTCAACTGGATCTTGCGGAATTTGCGGTTCAAAATTTGGCACGGGCGGTGCGTACACGGCACCTTCCGTTGGATCTTGAAGCGTCTCCTCAAGACGTTGGCGACCATTCTGTAATTGAAGCAAGTGCGCTTCTGCTTGTGCGATAGCACGCTGTGCTTTAGCCGCCAGGGCATGATTGCCGGCAGCCATAGCTTGCGCATATTCAAATTCCGCATTTGCTGCAGATTGTTCTGTTGCATCAATCGCGTTCAAAATAATCTTGAGATTAGAATCTTGAACTTGGTTGTGTGCGTAACCGACCTGCTGTGCTTGTTGCTGCGCGTAATATTCGGCTTGTTTTCGCGCTTCGCGTTCTGCTTCTGCAACGCGTTTTTGATGTTCGTATTGCTTCTTTAGATCGAGAAGTGCACGCTCACGTTGATCAACCGAAGGCTCTTTATCTTCCTTGGTTCTAACAACCGGTGTTTCTTCTTTAATTGTTGCCTTTTTATCCGATAGCTCAATTTCAGTTATCGGGTCATCCGGCAAAGTAACTTCGACCGGCTTTTCTTCTTTAACTTCATTAATCATGGAAGCGCTCCATTAATGGATTTCATCAGGGTGGCTTACCCTGAGACGAATGTTAATGTCTGTAACAATACGACAATCAACAATTCCGTCTTTAGATATACGGGTCTTTCGAGTGTTTAATTGGAATGGCCAACCGTCACTTGGGCGGAACCCAACCCAGTCGCCTTCTTTAATGTCTCGAAATTTATTGCCGTTTTCATCGACATAAGCTGTGCTGCCTAATTTAATGACAAGACCAGCTTTTCCCTGAAACTTAAATTCATTTCTGGTGTCATCGGACAAATACAATCCAGATTTTGTTTTTTCAGGGGGCGTATACAACGCAACCAACACATCTGAACCAAATACTTCAACGCCACTTAAATCGCCGACCTTATCCAGAAGCGCCTGTTTAGGGTCCACCTCATGCAAGTATTCTACTGCAGGCATTGCAGTTACCTTTCTTCATCTACACCAATAATGCGTTTATTGGCTTCTTGTGCGGCGTGCAGAGCATCTGCAACGCCCTTCATGCGGCCGACGCGAAATCGGTAATCGCTGAAGTCCTGTGCTTTACCGAGAATTAATTCACTGGCTAATTGCTCTTGCAACTCGGTGAGAATGGTTTCAATTTCTCTAAATAATCTGAGGTCAAGGTTCAAGCGCTGATCCTTTATGAAAAAAGACCACGACTCAGCGAGAGCCGTGGTCTTTGAAAATTAGTAGTTGTCTTTGCTCTTGATTGGCGGTTCGCCGTAAGCGTCCTTTTTCTGCTTGCGCCCAAAGCCGCTGCCCGCACCGAAATCCGTCGCGAGATAGCCATCTTTTTTGGAAGCCTTGCGGTAAGGCACTTGGACCTTTCCGCCATCCGCGCGCAACATTGGCAGCCCAGGTCCACCTGGCATCGGAGGACGCATGCCCATAGGGCCGCCTTGCGGAGCGCCAGCCATACCGGGAGGCAATTGTGGACCCGCGCCTGGAGGAGGAGCCATACCGCCGCCTGGAGGGCCGCCCGCCATCATCGGAGGAGGTGGACCGCCGGCACCCATTGGAGGCATGCCGCCAGGAGCGCCCATATCAACAGCTTTTGGAGCGCCGATAATGACGTTTACCGTCGTTTTACCGTTCTTCCTTGAGCCGCTACTTTGAACTTCAGCGCCATCGCCCAACATGCCGCCTTCGGCACGTTTAGCGCGACCGCCACGCTTCATGGCGTATTCACCATCGCCAAGATTGCCCTTACGATAGTCTTCCGCCGATGGTTTACGAAGCATGTCGCCTAGCGCGTTGCGATCTACATTAGAAAGCCCACGCTTTACGGATGGCTTGGCGCGCAGACCACGAAGACGCTCTTCGGAACGCATTGACTCTTCTGGGGTCGGCATTTCACCGCCGCCCATGCCATAATTGGCGCGGCCACCCTTCTTCAATCCTTCCGTCGATTGCTGCTTGTCGTGCTTCTTATCAAGGTCCGACTTTTCCCAGCTGGCCATCGACATATGATGCTTCTTCGCGAGTTTCTTGTCCTCGCGCTCATCCTTGGCCGTTCCTTCAAATTCCTCGGCAGATAGCTTGCCGCCCTTGGCGCGAGCCGCGTAACGATCTTCCTGCTCTTGTGGAGTTGGGATCGGGCCTACCCGGCAACCGCCCATGGCCTTACCTTTACGGGGTGCCTTATCAAGGCGTTTCAGGCTATCTGCGCCATGAACGCGACCACCAGCCTTACGCATAATGCGCGGTGCTGTTTCTTTGGAGAGCTCTGGCTCTTTGTCCAGTGGCTTTAGGCCGCGCTGCTCATTTGTATTAAGCGCGTCAAAACCAGCCCAGGTCTTAGCTTTGCCTGTATGCTTTTCGTCAGCGCCATAACCTTTTAGCTTCTTTTCGTGCGAAGCCTTAGCTTCTTTTAAATATTCATGTGCCATTTGTTCTGTTCCTATAGGACACAGCCCGTTTGAAGCGCTCAAGCTGGGCAAAAACCATCGGGGATCAGCCGACGGGTTGATTCGGAGCGCTCTAACGTAGAGGCGCGAAGCATGCGATATCGTTTATATACAAATTTTAGCGCATTCTCAACAATTTCGGTGAGTTTTATACTTATTACTTGCCGCCCTGCTTATTTAAGGTCGGCTGCGGCTTTGTCGTTGTCTTTGGAATGTCTGAGGGCGGATAAGCCTCTTTGTTTAATTCGATTGTTCTGCAATCTTTAGCCATCGCCACCAGTCGTTCCCAAAGATTAGCTTGTTGTTGATCCCGTTCAGCAATATAGGCGGCAATTCGATCCTCATTACGTATTGTGTAAAACCCAACTGCGCCTAAAACAGTTAACCCCAGCAATAAGATTGTAATCACTATTGGGTTTATCTTGTATGCAGACAAAATTGTATTTGAAACGGAATCAATCAGCTTGTTTGAGATATCCGGCGCAGGCTCTACGCGTGAATCTTGTTGATACTGCAATGGAACCGAAAATGTTTGACGAGGAGGAGCCGGTTTATCCATATGTCGAATCCGGCTCATCGTTCAAAGCAACTTGTTCACCGCCATAGTCTGGGTGTGCCTCGTCATTTGGGTCTGCAAATGCAACTTCATCTTGTTGCCCGTCGTCAGGGAAGCAAATTTCGATGATTTTTGCGCGAACATCGTCGTTTTCAAGCGCTTTTAGTAACGATTGAACGAAATTATCGTCCGCAATAACGGTTGGTTGTGGTGGAGCAGGTGTTGGAGCAGGCTTTGCGTTTGCGGCAATCAGCGCGGAACGAAAGTTTTCGGCAATTTTTGCAATTTCTTGCGCTCTATCGGTGCCATTTATGATCCGGCGCGCATTTACATAGTCTCTTTTGCCGTTGCCGATGTAATCTGCAAGCTTTTTTCCTGTATAAATGCCTGCCGCCATACCATAAAACGCAGCATGAAGCGCAGAAGGCCATTGCAAACCATCCGCAATGCTTTTTATGCCTAATTTATCCCAGTTGGCTTTCCATGTTGCCTGTATGAGACCAACGCCAATGTAGGGATAATATTTTTTTGACCTTAAATATTGTTGTGATCCCATTTCTTTAACGGGAGCCATGCGGTGAGCGGTCTCCCAATACACAGTTCCAAGCAAATACGCGAACTCATCCAAGGACATTTTTGGCCAAGTCGTTTGCCAATAGTCGATGATCTTCTCCATGCCATCAACTTGGCCCTTTGTTAGAGAGCCGCCGAAGACATTTGCGCGAACCTGCTTAAAGAATGTCGCATAGTCCATTGTGTTACTCTTCTAATAAGCGACGTGTAAGGTCGAGCGCTTTCTTTTTGACTGCGCCGCCTTTGTTCATGTAAGAAACGGATCCCCATCCGGCGGAGGGGCTAGTTCCAAACATACCGGCATATCCGCCGCCGCCCGAGCCTAAATAACCTCCGCCCCCAGCGCCCGCTGCTGCAGCGTCACTAGATTTAACCACATAGTTTGATTGTATAGCTTTGATAAAATCCGCAATTAACTTATCGCCTGCTGCGTTTGCTCCCGCCACGTCATATCCGCCAGCAGGTTTAAAACCCGTATCCACTGGTGCGGGCGCTATCGGCTGATTAATTTGCCCTGTTCCCACAACGTTGCCGCCTGCGCCTTGCTGGGCTAACACATCACCAATATTGCCCGGAGAGGTTGGCGGTGCTCCCGTGAAAGTCCAATTTTTGTTATCTGCGCTGTATTCAAACCCATAATTTTTGGGGTCAGGCGGCAACTGTGGAAAGTCTACATATCGAAAATATCCGCCGTTTTGCTGCGCTATCATTCGCTGCGTATCTTGTTCAAGGCCGTGAATATCACGCGCATATTTATAGTCTTTAGCTGCTTTCTCATAAGCGTCTTTAGCAAACTGCCCCTTATTAGGCGGCGTTGGTGCAGCGGGCCACCATGATGGTAACGCAGAGCTCTGGCCCTTACTATTTTGTAACGCTTGTATCGTGGCTATGTCTGTTTTGGTTTTCCAGTCATTATACGCAGCCTGATACTGCTCTTGCGCTTTGTTGTATTCGTTTAAATAACTTTGCGGGCCAGGTTTACCTGGCGTAACTGGCGTTGGCTCGCCAGGAGGAGCAGGCGGCGTCGTTCCTTCACCCGGTACAGAGAAAGTCTTTGCCCTTTTTAACTCACCGTAAGCCTTAACCTTCTTTGCTACAGCTTCGCTGGTGCTGTTAACGCCGCGCGTTATTTTATCAAAATTAGTCTTCCCCGGATGATGCTTTTGCATATCCTTCATAAATTCAATTGATACTTCCGCTGCTACATTAGGGTCATACAGTAAATCGGGATTCTTTACGAGCGCGTCGCCCAGCCCCGCAAGTTCACCATATTTTTGATAATTTGCTCTACCTGTTAATTGAATAGCGCCGCGACCTCTGAAATTATATCCGTCATCACCGCCTTGGTTGCCATTTATATTACCGTATATTTTATTAAAAAAAGCTCTGTCATCTTGTTTTAACTCGTTTATCTCGCCATTAGTCATTCCCTTTAACGCAGGGAATTTCTTTTTTAACCGCCCGTTGGCGGTTCCCGAATAAGATGTTTCAGGTACATTTAAAAAGCGTGACTCTGCTTCAACCTGCGCAGCCATTATATTTCGCAAGTCGGGGTCCGTAATTCCCTTTTTGTCTAAGGCTTTTGCAAATATGTCTCTATTTTGTGTAATTTCCGCTTGCTCGCCTGCCTTCTTCTGGGGCATGCCCTGTTCTACAAGTTTAATATAATCTTTGGACTCAGGCGTTGAGCTAATTGCGTCATACAATTTATCAAAATCTATAGAGCCCTCACCTAATTTAGAAATATAATCATCTAATATCGGCTGCGGTGGGTTCCTACCCGTTAAATCGCTAAACATATTTTTCACAAGCTGGGTATTATCATAGTTTATAGCTTCAAGGTCTTTTGAAAGCTCACCTCGCATTTGATTTTCAGTTATTGTTCCGGCAGCCATCTTTGACAGGAAATCATTATAACGGCTGTTGGGATCGCTTATTTCTTTCTTGTCTGGCGAACGTCCAAACAACTCGTTGTATAATCCGTCTACCTTCTGCTCATTTGCAAACTCTACGCCTTCAGAGCTTTTTGCTAAGTTTTCCAAAAATTGGGAAGGCGTAAGGGTGCCCTTGGATAATTGGTTAGACCAATAATTAAGCGCGCTACTTTCTGCGGGGCGGTTTAATAGCTCTTTGTATCCTGTGTTTACCAAATTAGCGATGGCTTTAGGTGATTGCGAAATATCTCCTGTAACATCCGTTAATGTTTTACCTTGGGATAATGCCTTTTGTGCCGAGGCATATTGCTCTGCACTTGGGGCCTCGCCTGTGTAGTTAATATAACTATTAAGAACCGCATCTCTCAGCTTAAACTCAGGTGCTGTTTGAAACTGTGATAACAATTGGCTGGCAGATAATGGACTTGTATTAAATTGATCTTGGGTTGGCGCTACCGGCGCAGATATCTGTGGGGCAACAGGAACGGCCATAGATTTTACGGCGGGGTTGCCGTAAAGGTCATACGCCAGCTTTGCTACATCATAGGCATTCTTTTGATTATTATAATTAGCCATTTGCTGATTATAATCTTGCAGTCCGGTATTATATTTATCCTGCGCTTGCTGATACGCTGTCGGGTTATACCCGCCCTTTGCTTGTTGCGTCCAATAATCTAACCCGCCCTGCTCTGGTGCTCTACCCAAGGCTGTTTGATACAAGTTTGAGACGGCCTGAGTAGGGTTTGTCGAGTATAGATTTTGAAATTCTTTTGATCCTGCAAATTGATTTAAAACATCCTGCGTTGATTGCGCACCCGAACTTAATTGGTTTGTCCAATATTGTTGCCCAGATTCGTCCGCCGCACGACCCATCACATTTTGATATAGTGAGTTAACATAGGACTGATATGGATTTGGCGTCGGCGTTGCCGGATTAGATCCAGGCGTTAGTGCTGTAGGTTCCCCTCCAAGCGCATATCCTTTACGGTCTACGCTCCCGCCGCCAGCCAACGCATATTCCCCCTCTCCCATATTTCCACGCAAATAATCCTCTTCTGGAATTGCGTATTTGGGTGTCTTGGGAGTTGGTTCACTCGGCGGCGTCGTAGTCGAGATTCCAGCCTCTGGACTTGTCGAATGATAATAATGCTCATGAAAATTTTGTTTTTCTTCTTCAGTCAAATCTTCATAGGGCCGCATGTAATAAGGTTTTTCTTCCACCCCAGATTCCTGCGGCGCGACTGTAACCGATCCTGTTCTTCTCTTACCGCCGCCACGAGCATATTTTGCTACCCGAAGTGCGTATTTAGTATCTTGATGCATAATCTCATTTCCCGCGCTATCACATCCAGTCGCCAGTAGGATCTTCCGGCGGCACATCCATCATTTGGTTGCTATACGCAGCTGGTCCGGTTCCAAATCCAGAGCCGCCTGCGTTGTTGTTAACATTGCCCATTGCAGAATATGGAAACGGCCAGTCATAAGATGGCGCAACTGTTCCCGGCATTGACGTAGAATTTCCGCTACCAAGCAAACCTGATGGTCCAGGCGGTGGCGCTGGATAGGGAATGTTTGTGCCCGATCCCGACGCTGGATATAACGGCGACCACTTATAGGGTTGCGCGCCGCCAAACCCAAGATTTTCTGGGCCCCCACTATAACGATTGGGCTTTTGGCCTTGCTGTGGCGGAGCCGAGGGCGCACGGTTCGCTTGCGGCGTGTAGAAATTTGCAGGGCTTTGCTGCGATTCGTAAGCGCCGCCCCCAAACGCATAACGACGACGCCGACGTGCGAACGCCGGGTGATTGGCGAACGCAAGTCGTAATGCGGCTATAATGTCTGGGTGCATCGTTTTTCCAAATCGTTAATAAATGCCGCCGCCGCCGGCCTTTGTGCCAGTGCCGCCCAGTCCACTAGGATACGGCATGTTGCCCGACATCCCAGTTCCACCGCCGCCGGCCTTTGTGCCAGTGCCGCCCAGTCCACTAGGATACAACATATTCCCTTGCGGGTTTGTATTCATGCCCATTCCAGGACCGTCTGTCATGGGTCGAAGATAATTTTGATAGGCTTGCCCCTCTGGCGTGTTTCTAAACGTCTGTTGGATCTGACCTAATGGCATACCACCCTGAAGCTGTTGCATCCAGTAATTGCGCCCACCTTCATCTGCTTCTCGGCCAAGCTGCGAACGATACATTAAATCAATTTCTTCCAGTGGCGTCCGCTGTGGCATTGGGCCCTGACCCTGACCACCAATTCCGCCAGCTTTCGTGCCAGTGCCGCCCAGTCCACTAGGATACGGCATAGCGCTTTGTCCTCCCATCGGCGGCATAGCGCTTTGTCCTCCCATTGGCGGCATAGCGCCCTGGTTCCCCAGTAGACGATTAAGAATATCTTGCGATATTCCTGCGTTGCCGCCAGGTAACTGCGGGTTGCCGGCGTATGGCTCAGATCTAGGATTCATAACATCCGGCGTTGTGCCGGGCGGGAATGGATTGTTTGGACCAATATGCGGGTTGCGCGGGTCATTTGAAAAACGCGGAGGTTGCTGGTTATACGCCAGACCCTCTTGGCTTTGGTCAAACATCTGTTGGACTTGATCCCGGCCCATGCCGCCCTGCAATTGTTGCAGCCAATAGTCCATTCCGCCTTGATCCGCAGCGCGTCCTAGCTCTGTATCATAAAGTTGACGCAGGTAGTTTTCATTGTCCTGCACGGCTCCTACATTTGACGGGGCAAACGGTTGCCCCCCAACAGCATAGCCCCGACGGCGTTGCGCCAAATTCAAAGCGTCCAAAATATCCTGGTGCATAAGCCTACCTCCATCAGCGCGGCAATTCCATGCACGCAGCGACAATGCTTTTCGAGTTGGTTTACCACTATCATCTTTCATCGGTCCTGGCATCCCAGACATTCGGGCGCAGAACGATTTTCTTCGCGCAGCGTCTTTCTCAGTTTTTGGATGCGGCGCTGGCGGCCTGATATCATGGCCTTGTGCTCGTAAGGACGCACGACCCTTGGCATTTAAACCGCCAGCTGGATTTTTTCCTTCCTTGCGTGTCCACGCGCCGCCGCCAGACGCAAATTCTTCCGTCTCGGTAGGCGTCTTCGCGTGATGCTCGTAGACAATCTCGGCCTTTTTACCAGGGACTTTCTCTTTCACAATCGTCGATGTCGAACCTTGCTGCATCGACGCGCCGTGAACGCCCTCGTCCTTAATCCCCTTCGCCATATCCGCCATCGTGCGGGACGCAAGACGCAGCGCATCATCAATCTCTGGATGACCGCCATGCGCTAACTTGAATTTTTTTATCTTTGGCAATCTTGGCTTCTTCATGCGCATCTTGCCAATGTCAGAACGTGGTGCACGAATACCGCTCTTTTTCGGTGATGCAATTTTTGTTGGGCCTACTTTAATCCCTTCTGGTTTAAAGGGCGACAATTTTGCAACATCAAACTGCGAGGCAAGCATATTGTTGTGCGTATACGGAACTTCGTTAGCAAGTTCCGCCGGACCTTGGATGCTTGGAATACCGCCATCTGCTTTTGCAGCCCGCATATTATCTATCAAATTTGGATAAGGGCGGCCCGCTGCTTTTGCCGCAGCCTTCGCGCTTGCTTTCTTTTTCTTGGATAAGTGTTTCGGTGCGCCTAGATCTTTTGGCCGCGGCTTATCCCAAACGTCGCCGCCTTCTGCACGGCGTTGGCGTTCCTGCGCGCTTTTTGATCTCGTTGGATCAACCGGCATATCTTTCATTCTTGGAACTGGAGCTTGTTGCGGCGCGGGTCCAGAAGATTGTTGCGGCTGCTCCTTGCGCATTTTCGCAACTTGAAGCGCGCGTCTTATTGCTCCATTGATCATTGCTCTGGCTCACCTTGTGGGACATTGCCGCCTTGTGCGTTAATAATTGCTTGCTGTATTGCCTGTTCACGCTGCGCACGTCGTGTATTTGTGGCGCGTTGCTCTTCCGCAATTATTTCTTTGCGGTGCTGCAATGTTGTTCTTTGTTGCTCATGGTCCTGTTGCGCCTGTTGCTCCATGCGCGCCTCAAGCACATCGTTCTGGTGCTTCTGACGAGCATCCGCCAAGTCAAGACCCTTGATCGCTTTTTGCTGGTTCATTTGCGCAAATTTCTGGCGTTCATCATGCGTCAATTTCTCACGATGAACGAGCGCCGACTGCCGCAATTTCATGTTCTCAAGCTGCAACTTGTTTGCTTGATCTATCAATCCCATCTTCGCGTCTGTCTCGGCAATCTGCCGTTTCGTTTGCGCATCCGTCATCTTTGCCTGAACATCTGCAATCTTGACGCCATGTTCCTGCTTCGCAAGTTCAGCCTTTACCTGTGCGTCCATCATCTTCGCTTGCGCCGATGTCAGCGCCGCTTGCGCCTCCATCTGATCCGCAGGATTAACAGGTGGTGGTCCAGGTGGGTTTTTATTAAACAGATTCTGCGCGTCCTCAATACCAATCATCGAGAAAATGCGGCTGTACACTGCAGTTTGATCAAAAGCCCCAGGATTTTGCTGCGCCAGCGTATAGATCGCTATTGCTTTTTGGATCCGCAGTGTTTGCGACGACGTATTAGGGTCCGCCTTTGGAACAATATAACTATTGTTTAACGCCGCAACGAGCTTCTGTCGGTCGCCCTCAAAATTTGGGTTCTTATTATTGCGCCATAATGATTCTGGATCACGACGAAATAACTCTTTTAAGAGCATAAATTCTTTTTGCTGCGCCTGATGCATGCGCTTATGTACAGCGGAAACAACTTTTTGCGCTTGTTCAATCAGCGCAATCGTCGTTCCAACCGGCGCGTCACTACGTCCTTCACCAACAGCTGTTTCTGCAGTGCCTCCAACCGCTTTCGATGCGCCTTCAACATTCTGGATTATGGCCATAAATCCTTGACCAACATCCCGGTATGGCAATGGCATAAATGCCTGCTGCAATGGGACGCCGTCAACATCCATCGGTGCAACTTGCCCAGGGCCAACACGTATGTTGGTTGTTTGCTGCTTACCTGTTGAGCGCGCCATGATGCCGCCCGGGAAATTGGCCAGCATGCCATTGTCTAAGGCAATTCGCCACGCCGCTGTGAGAGCTCGCGTCGCATTTCCGAGTATATGAAGCAAGCCCAAATTAACGCCAGGAAAAGCTGGCACAAAACAATACTCAACGAAGACTTCTTTGCGTACATAGCTTTCATCTCCTTCCTCCCACCAGCGTCGGATCTCAAGTATCTGTCTTGATTCTTTATCCAACGTCACACGATAGGGGAGAGCGAGCCCTGTCTCTTCGCCATCCTCTTTGTGCTCAAATCCTTGTAAGTCTAACTCACAATAGCACTCGTAAATTTCTTTATCGTTCTCTTCAAAATTTAATCCCATTTTTGGCAACATGCCAGCAATATCGTCCAACTTCTTGTCAACGATATTTAGATCCGGCGTTATTGAACCAGACGACAACGACACATCGCGCCACGCGCCAGCAAGTTGCATCTGCTTAACAACCGAAGGTCGCATCCTTGAGCGATGCGTAATCCGCGCACAAGACTCAAGGGATACCGCGCCTTCTGACAATATTATATCTTTGCGGTCTATTGTCTCTGACACAGGTCTGCGTTTTAAGGGATGATAGTAGACTTTCTTATATGCTTCACCGCCATGTCCCAATGAGAAGAACATTCTGTCCGTATCTGGATAATATTCCGGTGCGCCAACTGTCAGATAATGATTAAAGTCATTTTCAAGCTGATTTGCCTGTTCATCCAATTGAAGTGTGCCATCGCCCTCATTCGTGACTTTAACTGGTCCGTCTGCCGGCAAAAGTTCACCGCGCGCATTTGCTTGAAAGCGTAATACCGCCTCCAATAACAACGGGTGACGGACAACCGAAATGCCCTCGCTGTTTGGCTCCGAGCGCGGTTCTTCTAATTTAACGCCTAATAACTCAATTCCTTTGACAACATCCTGCAGCTTTTGTTCTTGCCGCGTTACATCGTCCCCAATTAAACGCATTAATTCATCAGCAACGCCACTTAAAACACCGTTGCCTATGTATTTCGCTAAATTA